AAGAAGAAAAAATAATGAAAGGCGTTAAACATTACAAAAGAGATGGAACCGAACACAAAGGCAATACACACAAAATGCCTAACGGACATTTACATTCTAATAAAAATCACACCGCAACAAGTGTAAGGCTATTTCACTTTAACGAGTTAAGTAAAACAGCTAAGAAAAAAGCTAAGTCTTAAAAGTAACTTGTCTTACTTACTTGGTAAATTTTTAGAATGGTCTTTTAAAAGAAAGGCAGAAAAACTTTTTAATAAATATTCACATGAATACAAAACAACAGAAACCAAAAAAACAAACAGTTAATTCTTTTTCAAAATTAAAAGCATTAATCAAACTAAGAAATTATGATAGAAAAACTAATAAAACCAGTAAGCGAACTTCTTGATAAGTTTATTCCAGACGCAGACACGAAACAAAAGATTGCACATGAAATTGCAACTATGTCTGAAAAACATATCCATGAAATCGCTAAAGCACAAATAGAAGTAAACAAAGAGGAAGCTAAAGGTAATTGGTTTCAATCTTCTTGGCGACCAGCTACAGCTTGGATATGTGTATGTGGTTTTGCAGTAAACTTTTTAATCAGTCCACTCGCAGCTCCTTTTGGCATTATCGTACCGCAAGCAGATACATCAACCATGCTACCCGTCCTTATGGGTATGCTTGGTCTTGGCGGAATGAGATCATACGAAAGGGTAAAAGGCGTTGGAAAATAATGAACCAGATAGCCAAAGTAGATGATAAATCTTCTTTAAGTATTTCGCTTCCTTATTTGGCACAAATAGTAGCGGCTATATCTGTAGGAGTTTGGGGTTATGCTAACATCACTGAAAAGATAGATACAAACGCACAAGAAACTAGAAACCTTAGAGGCAATCAAAACAATTATATTTTCCCCGATATTAGAACACTTGAGCAACAAGTAGTAGAATTAGAAAAAGAAGTGTTAATTCTAAAAACAGAAATAGAATATTATAAAAAGGAACTAAAACAAAAATGAGTTGGGAAAATTTCAAAGAAGAAGAGTTTGCTTGCAAACATTGTGGTAAAAATGGTATTTCACACGAACTAATAAATAAGTTACAATCACTAAGAACAGAGCTGGATTTTCCCTTTATTATAACTTCTGGGTACAGGTGTGAAGACCACCCAATAGAAGCAAGGAAGAAAACTCCAGGAACTCACGCAGAAGGACTAGCTGCTGATGTATATGTAAGAGGAGACAAAGCACTCCAGATTGTATCAAAAGCTAGAGATTATGGATTTACTGGTATTGGCGTAAACCAAAAAGGAAGTTCTCGTTTTATACATTTAGATATTTCGGAAGAACAAACAAACAGACCAAGACCACACATTTGGAGTTATTGATGGACAACCCGATTTTATTTTGGAACGCAATCATTACGTTAGTGTATGTTCCTATCATCTATAGTATTCGTACTAACGCTTCAGACATTCAACGAGTAGAAATACTACTAAACAAAACCAGAGAAGAAATCCCAACACGCTACGCAACTAAACAAGACCTTCATTTAGATATGCAAAGAATTTTCGATAGATTAGACAAATTAGATGAAAAAATTGATAAACTAATAGCTGGGTAGGAACTTAATATGGCAGTAAAAGGAAATTTTAGAATGGGTGGAATAGATTACTCTACTCCTTCTCTTAACAACAACATCAACTATGCACCTTCGTTTATGCAGCAACCAGCTGTGGATGTTCCAGGAATACAAAACATACCAACCCTACCTTCGGTAACTAATGAAATGTCTAGCAATAGACAACCTGGACTAAACATCTCTAACGACATGTTACAAGAAGACATGATGAAAGAAGTTGTTAAAATACAATTACAAAACCTTCAAGAAAATAAAGACATGTTACAAAACATAGATGCTGGTGATGGTTCTGGAAGAAACCAATATCAAGCAGAAATACAAGACATTATAACCAAGAGTCCTTTACACCAAGAAGCATACATTGAAGAATATCCTGTTGGTGGAACTTTTAATACAGCTGTTCCAGATATTATGGAAGCAGTGGTTAAGGGAGCAGTTCCAGGACTGGGTATAGGATCAGAGATTTTAAATAGTTTTAATATAGACCCTAAAATTAACAAAGGTTATGACTCATTAGGACAACAACTTTTTATACAAGATACAAAAGATAATCCAGATATATATGGCCCATCTTTCGAAGACATAACAAACATAGACATCTCTGATTACAATGGTGGAGACTTTGGAAGTGGTGGCACACAAGTTATTGATGTACCTGATACAACTGATACGATAACTACAAAAGCAGACCCAAAAGAAGCAAACACAGTGATGGCTTCACCTTACTCAAGTGGATTAAATTATGCTCAATCTATTGCAGATGGAAGCAACGTAGCTAATATGATTGCACCAAGTATGAGTTATTCAACTGCTAATCCAGAAGGATTTACACAAGCCGATATTAATGCTGGTCTTGCTAAAGACCCTTTTTATGTTCAACCACCAGCACCAAACCAAAAAACACCTGATAATCTTTATTTCTCTGGAACTGGTGGAGCGGGTAATCCAAACTTACACATATCACATACAGGACTTGATGAACGAATTGCTAGTGGCTACCAACCATTAAACATGTCTGGAATACAAAAAATATTAGATAATTTAAGTTAAACATTTATGCCATCACAAGAAGATATTTTAAATTCAAACGAAGCAGAGTTAATTCTTAACGCTGAAACTTTCACAAAAGCAATCGAAGAACTTAAAAATGAATACATAAATTTATGGTTATCATCAAAAGGAGATGATATAAATAAAAGAGAAAATTTACACAAAGCAATCAAACTATTACCAGAGGTTGAAAGACATCTGCGTATTATCGTAGAGAAGGGTAAAATCACAAAAGCCCAACTAGGAAGATTGCACAAAGTTGTGTAAAATTTAACATAGTATTGTTAAAATATTACTTTACATTTTTAAGGAATGATTATGACCAACAACGCAAAGCCGATTGGTTTACAAACAAACATGCAAGAGACAGAACAATCTTTTGAAAGTTTTTTGACTCCAGACGAGCAACCAGAAAACGAAATAGAAGAACAGGCTACTGAAGAGTTAGTCAACGAAGAAGAAATCATCGAAGATGACGAACCCTACGAAGAAGAACTAGAAGCAGCCGAAGAAGACGAACCTCAAGAAGATCAAGTAGAAGAAGAGGAGTCCGAGCAACCACAGCTATATACAATTAAAGTAGATGGTGAAGATACAGAGGTCACGCTTGAAGAACTCCAAAACGGATACAGTCGCCAAAGAGATTATACGAGAAAAACTCAGGAGTTAGCTCAACAGCGAAAAGCTATTGAAGCACAACAACAAGAGGTTTCTCAAAAAGACGCAATTTATTCACAGTTGTTACCAAAGATGGAAGCGACTTTGAAGGGCGAGTTACAAAACGAGCCAGATTGGAACGCACTTTACGAAGCTGACCCTATTGCTTATGTCCGTGAAAAAGACATCTGGAATGAGAAAAAGCAAAAGTTGCAAGCCGTACAAGCTGAAGCACAAAGACTCCAACAAGAGTCTCAAGCCGAACAGCAAAAGAAACTTCAACAATTTGTTGAATACGGTAATCAACAACTGCTTGAACAAATACCAGAATGGCAAGATAACGAAATGGCATCAAAAGAAAAGATGGCAATTCGTGATTATGGTGTTAATGTTTTGGGGTACACACCTCAAGAGATGGACAGTGTTTATGACTACCGAGTTTTACTTGGTTTAAGAAACGCATGGCTACAACATAAGACACAACAAGCTACTAAAGTGAAGCCAACTGAAAAGAAAGCAGTTGCTCGTACTGCAAGACCTGGCACTTCAAACGTACCTAAGACAACAACTCCTGTGAAAAGAGCGCGTCAAAAATTAGCTAAGACTGGAAAGGTCCAGGATGCAGCTAAATTATTTGAACAAATTATATAAACTTTTTAAACATAGGAAATAAATATCATGGCAAAAGTAACAAACGCATTTGATACTTACTCAGCGACTTCCGATAGAGAACAACTGAGTGACGTAATTTATAACATCTCACCACAAGCTACTCCTTTTATGAGTGCTATTGGTAAAAACTCAATCAAGAACGTAGTTTTCGATTGGCAAACAGAAACTCTACCAACTGTTGATGCAGCTGGTGAACTAGAAGGCTTTAGATTAGACGGAGCTACTTCAGCTTCTACTGCTACAACTAGAGTTAGTAATGTTGCAATGATCTCTTCAAGAGATGCAACTGTATCTGGTTCTCAACAAGCATCTGACCCAGCTGGTAAGAAGTCAGAAATGGCTCATCAATTAGCTATTATGGCTAAAGCATTGAAAAGAGACATGGAAACAGCTCTCTGTCAAAATGGTGGTAAAACAACTGGTAACGCAACAACAGCTAGAAAAACTGGTGGCTTTGAGTCTTGGATAAAATCCAATTACAGTAAAGCAGCAGCAGGCGCTCCTACTGGTGGTGGAACAGCTCCAACAGACGGAACTCAAAGAGCTTTAACTGAGCCTTTACTTAAAGCAGTATTACAATCTTGTTTCACAAACGGTGGAGAGCCTTCAATGGCAATCTGTGGTCCTGTGAACAAGCAGAAAATATCTGGCTTCACAGGTAGAACTAACTCAAGACAAATGGTTGATGCAAACACAGTAGAGGCTTCTGTTTCTATTTATGCTTCAGACTTTGGTGAGTTAAAAATTATTCCATCTAACTTCAGTAGAGAAAGATCACTATTATTAGTTGATCCAGACTATGCTAAAGTTTCTTTCTTAAGAGACTTTAAAACAGTTGATATCGCTACTGTAGGTGATGCACAAACTAAAATGATTGTGACTGAGTACGGACTAGAAATGAGCAACGAAGCTGCTCACGGTATAGTTGCTGACTTAACAACTTCATAAGTTAGTTAGAATTAGGGAGAGCTTCGGCTCTCCCGCCCTTATTTAATATGGCAACAAAACGTACAATCACTGACCATAAAACTGGTTACAAATCAGAGTTCATTACCGAAGATGACAAACTGGTTTATCATACGACTCAAGATGTTGCTCCTGTCATTGACCACGTTAAGAAACTAAGAGACAATACACTTAAGCCTGGAAAAGATATGCGACACATTGCTGAAGTCCCTATGGTGATTTGGCAAAAGGCATTACGAGAAGGCTGGTCAAAGGATAGAGCTAAATGGAAACAATGGCTCAACGACCCAGATAATAAAGTATTTAGAACTTGGCAAGGTAAAGTATGACATATGCAGAATTAAAAACAGCAATAGCAAATTATCTTAATAGATCAGATTTAACGTCTGATATAGATACGTTTATCGATAATGTTGAAGCGGAACTTAATAGACGATTAAGAACCAAAGACATGATTAAAAGAGCAACGGCTACAGCTGACTCACAATACTTAGCAGTTCCAACAGATTGGATAGAGGCAATTAATGTAGAAATTACATCAAACGATTTCAGTCCTTTATTCCAACAATCTATAGAGTCATTAGATGTCTATAGAAAATCAAACAATAACTCTGTAGGCCAACCTGTATACTATGCAATGGTTGATGACTCCATCGAATTAGCACCAACTCCTGATGGAGAATATACCCTACAGCTAACTTACTATGCTAAAATATCTGCATTAAGTGGTACCAATACAAGTAACTTTGTATCAGTCTCGCACCCAGACGTTTATTTATATGGTGCATTAAAACACGCTTCTATCTTTTTAATGGAAGATGAAAGAATACCAATGTTTACCCAACAGTTTGAGAAGGCATTAGAAGAAATGAGACTTGAACAAGAGAAAGCTGCATTTGGTAAAGGTTCTTTAATGATGAGAAGAAGAACGTACGGAAAAAAACAAAAGAAAAATTATTACTACGGTAATTAATAAAGGAGAATAGAATGGCTGGATTTTCAGATTATTTAGAAGACAAAGTTTTAGAGCATGTCTTTGGTGGCAATGCTTATTCAGCACCATCAACTTTATACGTTGCTTTATATACAGTAGCACCAACAGACACAGGTGGCGGTACAGAAGTTTCAGGCGGAGCTTACGCAAGACAAACTGCTGCATTTACTGTATCTGGTACTAACCCAACACAAGCTAGTAATTCAGCTGCGATTGAATATCCAACAGCTACAGCAAACTATGGAACAGTAGTTGCAGTTGGTATCTTTGATGCTTTAACATCAGGAAACTTATTAGCATACGCAAACTTAACCGCATCAAAAGTTGTTAGCACAGGGGATGTATTTAGATTCAACGCTGGTGATTTAGACGTAACACTGGCTTAATATCATGGCCAGTATAGGCTTTAATAAAGGCTACTACTCAAGGTCAAAGTTTAACGATCTTGCTTTTCAAGCCGAAGCAACCATTCAAGGCGTTTCAGGAGCTACCGCTACTGCAACACAAGTAGACCAAACCACAGCAGTCATACAGGCTGTTTCTGGTTTTACTGCGTCTGGTACACAGATTGATAAAGGGACAACAGTCATACAGGCTGTATCAAATGCAAGTGCAGAAGGTAAAAAAACTCATGGCGCTAGTGCAGTCATCGCAGCAGTATCAGACTTTGACTCGCAAGGTTTTATAAAAGCTGGTGGTTTCTCAACTATTGCGGGAACATCGGGCTTTGATGCAACAGGTAGAGCTACATTTGTTTCAGCATCAACGATAAGTCAAACCAGTAGCCTTGTCGCTATCGGTGGTTTAAAATGGGAAGATATAATTGTTCCAAGCGATACATGGACAGACCAAACAGTTGCAAGTGCAACATGGACAAATCAAACAAGCCCATCAACAAATTGGACTGAATTAGAAAAACAAGAGGCAGCTTAAATGGCAGATACATATACAACTAATTTAAACTTAACTAAACCAGAGCCAGGTGCAGCGGAAGATACTTGGGGTATTTCTCTTAATGCTGACTTAGATGCACTTGATGCTATTTTTAGTTCTTCTGGTACACAGATCAATTTAAACCCAAACCAAATTAACTTTGCTGATAATAAAAAAGCAGTATTCGGTGCTGGTTCAGATTTACAGATTTATCATACCTCATCAGATAATTCTTCTTATATAAGAGAATTAGGAACAGGTAATTTAAATATACTTGCTGACCACGTAAAAATAATGAACGCAGCAGCAACTGAAAACAAAGCCTTTTTTGTTTCTGACGGAGGTGTTTATCTATATCATAATAATTCAGCTAAGTTAGAAACAACCTCAACAGGCATAGATGTAACAGGTAATGTTTCATTAGCTGATAATGGCAAGGCTATCTTTGGAGCTGGTTCAGATTTACAGATTTATCATGATGGATTTGATAAAATTATAAGCTCATCATCCTATTTAATATTAGAAAGCAGCAATGCTATTTTTCGTAATAATGGTGGCACAGAAGATTATGCTAAGTTTATTGGTAATGGTGCAGTAGAACTTTATCACAATAATAGTAAAAAGTTTGAAACAACCTCAACAGGTATAGACGTAACAGGAGATATTACTGCTGATGGCTTGAATATTGGCACTGGAGTTGCAATCTTACGACATATTCTTTCTGCTAGTAATACTGATAGCACATTAATTAGTGGTGGTAACACTACAAGCACAGGAGCAAACTACACATTATTTGGCGGAACTCATGCTACTCTTGCAAATATCCATAGATGGCGTGTTGGCGGAAGTGAAGC